TCCCAACCATATTTTTCAGGCCAATTATTAGTGATGTTAAATTCTTTTGCATACTTATCAATAAATTTATTAAGTGTAGGATACAAAATATCTACATACTCTTTCCAATCTTCGTGTAAATTAATATTAATTTCTGTAAATGATCTATGATCTTTTAGTTCTGTCTTTTGCCATTGTAATCTACTATCTTCAAACTTATCAATTAAGTGTTGGCACTGTTCTTTAGATAATACATTATCATATGTTTTGATAAAGTCAACCATTAAATTCTATTTTACCTTCTTTTAATTGTTCTTCAACAACCTCTATTAATATATCACCAATGTAATTTTTGAAATCTGTAGATTCAACATCTACCTTTTTAGGGTTTACCATTATATCATAAGTAAACCGTAATGGTATATCACCACTATCTAATGGTTTTGGTTCAAAAGCAACTTTGTCATACTTGTAGATTACTCCTTCGTAATTACCATCAAGTAACTTTACACAACTAAAGTTATCACCTTCTCTTTGAGCAAAGGCGTATCTTTTAATCTTCTGTTTCTTCTGCTTCTTCTGATCCGTATTGGAATTTTCGTTTTGCTTGTTCATCTATTTTGTCTAACACTTCCTTTGTAAAATACTTCTCTGGATTATCGTTGATGTTCTTACCAAAGACTTTAGACCCATCTGGCATTTCATATCTTGTAGATACTTTCTTAAAGATACCAGCTTCTTCACCGAGTTCTAAAAGACCATAATATTTGTCTAAACCTTTTTTGTAAGTAAGTTTTACATCTATTTGTGCGTTTTCTTTTGTTAACCTAGATTTAAAATTTTTACAATGTATAATGTTTCCAACGACCTCGGTACCTTCTTTGTCTTTTCTTTTACCAAGATAGATGATTGATGAAGCTGCGTATTTCAAACCACTACCGCCGCCCATTTCTTTTTGAGGGAACATTGAACCTATGACATCATAAGTGTGGTTAGTCATAATCATTGGTATATTTGCTTTACCAAGTTTCAATGTTAATACTCTAAATGTTGACTTGACTATTTGTGATCTAGTCATATCTCTTGTTTCTTTACCAGCGGCAGTATCTTCCATTTCTTTTGTAGTCGATAACATACCTAAACTGTCTAATACAAACATCAAAGGTTTTCTAGTCTTCTCTGCTTGTTCAATGTACTTGTCTAATATTTTAATTGATTGATTTCTAAATTCTTGTACTGTGGCAACTGGTACAATTACCATTCTTTTAGAATCAATGCCTCTACTCTCAATCATTTGTTTTGAGATAGCACTTTCTGATTCAAAGTAGATAATACCTGCGTCAGGATCCTTATCTAAAAATGCTTTACAAATACCTAATGCAAAAAATGTTTTACCTGTTGCTGCTTCACCAGCGATTGCTGTAATTTTGTTTCCTGGCATACCACCATAGATACTACCTGATAATAATGCGTTAAATGAATACGAGCCTGTATCAATGAAACTTGTCACATCAGCGCTATCAATACCATCACTTACTAAACCGGCATACTCATTACCAGTTTCTTTAATTATATCTTTTAAAAAATTACTCATATTCAATCTCCTTAATTGTGTTATAATATATCATACTTATATCTATTTGTCAAGTCTAGTTTTCGAGGTCTTTATCATAAGGTAATAGATGAGTTGGTAAGTGTGCTTTGCCTTCCCATTCAAATCTTAACTTTGGATCAGCAGGAACATAACCTTTTTTAGGTTCCTCATAATCCTCAGACTTTACTCTTGTCCATAACAAATTTTTCATTTCTTCAATGTTAACCATACCAAAATCATTATAAACTCTTCCCTCAAACTTCTCAGCCATATAGTGAACAATCTCTTTATTGTATTCTATCTTTCTTTGATAGTCCCAATATTCCTTTAGGTCTTTATATGATTGTTCAGTAATTGCCATTACCATATTTATTTCTTCAAAGCAATAGCTCCCATGAAATTAAAGTTCTGCCAGAAGTTATGTACTTCAAACCCAGCATTATCTAACATTCCATATAACTCTGTCTTTGTATTTAATTTCATCATATGTCTTAACTGTACTTCTTTATCTAGTATTTCTTTATCATTAAAGTTTTTTCTTTTATAATCGTAGAAAGTAAAGGTCATCATATCTTGTATTCTAGGATTGCAACTAAAAGTTTTTTCACTAAAGATAAATGCGCCACCTGTATTTAGACCACTGTATATTTTATTGATTACCTCTTGTCTATCTTTTGGTGACATAAACTGTAAAGTAAATATAGAAGTTACTAATGAACAGTTTTGAAAATTATAATCTCTTACATCACCTTTGTAATAACTTAAATTTTCTATCTTATCTTCATCAAAAGTATAATCACCATAAAAATCTTCTTCAATTTCTATACCTGTGTATTGTGCATTTGGTATGTGTGGATTATTTTGTTCTATCATACCTTTTAATAACTTACCTGTTGAACAACCTATATCAACAACTTGTGTATAGTCTTCAACAAAGTATTTTGAAAGTGTAAGTATATCACTCCATAAGTGACTATAACCACGAATTGATTTATCAATGTGATTGTCAAAACCTTCTTCTGATGTCGCAAATGTAAATTTAGTCATTATCTATCTCCTTATATGGTTTCAATACTTTATTATAAACACTTTCAGCAAGTGCTTTCATCATTAACGGTGGTACCATTCTACCAATTCGTTCTGATCTTTGTTTATGTTCACCTGTTAATTTAAAGTCTTCTGGTAAAGACATAATTCTTTTTAGTTCTTTGATAGTAAACTTTCTATCTTCTAATGGGTGACAAGTACCAGCAATACCGGCAAGATTACCCATTGCTGTAATTGTTGGACAAGGTTTTCTTAAACTACTTCTCTTTAAATTAAAGTGATGACCTTTAGCATGATAGTCCATACCTGTTAATACTTTGTCAGGATCCTTTGGCATTTTCATTAATGTTTTACCAACAGCTCTTTCGGGACTAATCTTATCAAACAAATACTCTAGTTCTTCTTTATCTTCATTTACTATATCATTTATTGCTTCACCTAATAAAGTTTGTGTTTCATTCTTTTCAGGATATAATTGATACATAGTCATAAAATTTAAACCAATCTTATCAGCAACATCTTCTCTTACTCCAATAAAGAAACATCTTTTACGAGATTGAGGTACACCAAAATAACTTGCATTTAAAACATCAGCAACAACTAGGTATCCTATATCTTCAAATGTATTTTGTATTTTATGAAAATACTCTTTGGCTTCACCCATTGTTAGACCTTCAACATTTTCACCAATAATTACTTTTGGTTTAATTTCTTTTGCTATTCTCAAAAATTCAAAAAATAAATCTTCTACATTACTTACACCTTCAATATCACTATATTTTTTTGTTTTACCAAAAGCATCTGCATGAGTATTACCTCCACCATGAGATACCGAACCAGCCATACTAAACGCCGAACATGGTGGCGAACCATCTAGTAAATCTAGTTCACCTGGTTTTAAATTAATTTTTTCTAAAAAGTCTTTACCTGTTAACTTTTTAATATCACCTGGAATTATAAGTGTGTCTGGATAATTTTCTTTATATGTGTTTTGAGCTTCTGGTACAAATTCATTTACCGCAAGTATCTTACCACCTGCAAGTCTATAACCTGTTGATGAACCACCACCACCAGCAAAAGTTGATAGTACATTAAATAATGCTTTCTTCTCAATATCTAATGTATCTTTTAATGTATATCTTTTATAATTGTTCATTGTTCCACTTTATTAATAACCACATGATAAAACTATACACTAATATAACATATAATAATGATAATGTCAAGTCTAAAATCATACTTCATTCCCCCAACTTGTCCAGCCTTCTCGTTTTCTACGAGCAAATAATTCAATATAAGGTCCTGGTAACATCTTCTCAATATGGTCATATACTATATCAGGTTTTCTACTATGTTCTCGTCTTTGATCTACAACTAATTGTGGTATACTTTTATTTAGCCGTTTAGGTTTGCCTCTTGTAGCCAATAAGCACATTTCTGGATTACCTCTAGTCCAATAACCTAGACCTGTAAAGAAACCCATTTTAACACGATTCGTTTTTGCCCAAGTAAAACCTACTGTCTTATACTTGAAACCCCACGCATTGATTACTTCAAATGCTTTGTCTAACAAGGGATCAACAACCCACATTAAAAGGACTGCATCGTCCTTAGCAAGGTCACCAACAGGTAACCGAATAATGTCAGACAAAGACATGCAACTATAATGTTTCTCAGGGCTTTTGTCCTTGCCTTTATTACTATACGTTTTAAACGTCCACGGGGGATCAGCATATATTACTCCATGTTTTTTGTTTGTATTAAATTCCATAAGTTAAAAAAAAGTATCTAATCAATAGTATTATTATTAAAAATCTAGGTATAGACCATTCTGTTTTCATAGCAAGTAAACTACCTGTGGCAAAACCCCAATGAATACAAATCAATGATATAAAAAGACTATTCAAAAAATGCCTCTAAACTTGCTTTCTTTTCATATGTCCAACCAATAGAGTTTAATATAAAACTCATAGGATCTAAAAATGTTTTTTGAAACATTGTATCATAATCAATATATTCTTGTAATTTAAATTCACTTGGTAATTTTGTTACATAACTTACTACATCAAATTTAAATGGGTTAGCTTCTTTTAATTTTAAAAATTTAATCTTATCACCTTCTTGTATTAAAGGATACTTTTTATGTAACTTGAATTGTTTTAGTTGATGATTATATATCAAAGCACCTTTAACATGAATAGGTGTACCTTTAATAAAGATACTATTACTATCTCTATATTTTCTTAAATTGTTACAAGACCTAGGAAAA